AGCAGGCTGGTACAACTCCAAGTCGTTGCCTTGAATGCCTGCTTTTAACGCGAGATCACCACCAACGTTGATAGTTGGATCGTCCGGATTGAGATCATACTCGTTGCCAAACTTGGCAAAGCCATTGGCGCGAGTACCGTCGATTACAACAGCATTTAGCTGTTTCTGGTCTTTCATTTCTGCCCCGTCTTTCACACGCACTCGGTCATTCGTCTTGATCCGATCGCAAATGTCTTGAAAGGCGGCATTGGTGACAGGCAATGATTGGCCAGTTGTTGCCCTCAATGTCCTCACGACACCACCCTGCTGAAAGCGTTGAGTGGCATTGGCAATCCTTACACTGCACCGCGTTGGAATCACTTCATGAGGTTCGGCGCCGGCCCAAGTTGTGGAATCAATGGTAGTGATGGTCGGAGCGTCCGTACCAGTTGCCGAAGATTTCACGATCTTGGTGGCTACCTTCAACGATGAGTGAGGGTACACAATAAGGAGCGTGGGGAACACTGTGTCCGTGTTGATTTGATCGACAGCAACAGCACCGACGGGAGTCGCAGCGCCAATGCTCATTGCTGTCATCGCCATGGACGGATGCATGGTAAAAGCATCGTAATACTCTTTTCCCATTAGGGGTCCTTTAGCCCCGCTGGCAAAGTTCCGGTTGGGAACAATCTTGGGGTTGCCTGGCGCCTTCGGGTTCCGGCCGGGGGCAGTTCGTCGAGGGGCACGCGCTGCCGCGTTCCCCTTGTTTACCGCTCCCTTCAGTGCAGACACTGCTGCCATGATCGTCGAGTTCGACGGCATAGCCTGCAATTTCCGTCCCTGATTCCGGGGCGCCATTTTCAACACAGCACCTACAAAAAAGGTGGTCAAGAATGGAGAGATGAACTCTCAGTGCAGAAGGAGTCTGCGTAGTGGGTGGCGCGCACTGGTAGAGTGCGTGACCGTGTAGAGAAACTTGTACAGGTAGAAACCTTGTTACACTGGCAATAAGACAGTGCTCGTGCCAAACCCAACGTGAACGTTGGGCGGCGTTGCCATACCCTTCCCGTGCGCCATTATGGCTAATTAGGCGCAAGCGGGGTCAATCCCACCCATGTGGAGGGCGGGTGCCATGTCCCCTGGCTAGGGGGACTGGTCCCCTCTTCGAGGAGAAAGAGGACCTACATCTCCACCCCCCCCGGGGCCTGGGGAGGGGGGAGAGGTGTCACGACTATCGGAATTTTTGTCGCCGCTGATTCCCGTTGTTCGAGGTTAACTCCATTACTATCGGGCGGAGTGTCACCTGGGCGGGACACCTCACTAACAATTGGCGTATTTGAAACATTACTAGGCGTCAATGTCATAGCCTTAGCAGCCGTCTGGGCTTGGGATTGGGCTCCCTGGCACCCGTGGATTTGGCTCCCTTGCGATCCTGGATTTGGCTCCCCTGCGACCTTTGGATTTGGCTCCCCTGCGACCTTTGGAGTTGGCTCCCCTGCGACCGTTGGAAATTGCACCCCTGCGACTTGCCAATATGGCTGTCCCTTGGCTGCTTTTCCTGATCCCTTGGCTCCGTCTCCTGATCCCTTGGCTCCGTTTCCTGGTCCCTTGGCTCCGTTTCCTGATCCCTTGGTTCCTTTTCCTGGTCCCTTGGTCCCTTTTCCTTTGCCTTTTGACTCAGCTCCTTTGGCATGCGACTTACCAACGTTCTGGTTCACGCACGGAGTGGCTAGCCCCGCGCCGGTATCACCAGCTTTTCTTGTTTCAACGCCACTTCCTAAGTGGGCAGTACCGTAGACATTCACCAGGCTACTTGCAGCAGGTTGCCTTATTCCCTGCTGCTCGCGGCTCGTGAGAGCATCCACTGCCTTCTTTCCCGCACTCTTATGCATCGAACACGTAGGATTCACACACTCACCCATGCGCATTCGATGGGTGTACTCTTTATTGTATTTGTGCGAATGCGTAAATTCGGTGGCACACACTGGACAAACGTGTGGGTGCGAAAAGTCTTCAGGCAGAGACGGCCCTGTGCCGTCCATTTCAGCTATGGCCGGTTTGACTTCGGATGGCGGGTGTAAACCACTAGAAACCGGTGCCTTAGCATTGCTCGTGTCAAGGAAGACGAACTTTCCGTCTTTAATGATGTCCTTGATGCACATACCTATTTTCTTTGGGGCGTGCTCGTCAATGATCTCACCAACTGTCCTGAACTTGAACTCATCAAGCCGATCGTTGGTAAGAACGCCAGCAGGCCATGTCTTGTTATACAACACACGAAACTGTCGACAATGACTTAAACCGCATACACTATCTCGCACGAAATTAAGGTCGTTTGGGTTCACGCAAAGTGCGCCTTCTTCACCCAATTCTCTCGCTGCGCCTTGTGCATAGGTCTCGCTTCGTTCCAATTTGCCCGTTGGAACCATGAGCATGCCCTCTCGTTTTTTACCCGTAGGCTCGTAGCCACACGCAATCGTGATAGGCGCGTCATCGCTTGCCTCTTTGTACACAATCACGCCGCCACTGTAAACAATGCTTTTGGCACCATCAGGCACGCTCTCCTCGTGCCGTCCGGTCCGCGTCCCACCACCCATATCAGGGAGATCTCCTTTCTCCTTTACAAGCTGACGCTTTGTCAATTGATCAATGAACTCTCGCTTAAAGTTCAATGCAATTGCGACGTTCACTCCGACTGGGTATGAGTCGAGCAATACGTCGGGGTGAGCACACAAGTCGTCGGTAAGATCAAGAACAGACCACGTTTCGTCTGAGGCGTACCATTCGCGCTTGAGTGCTTTTATTTCTGGTGCTGTGAGAGTGTGAACGTTCTCAAAGTGGGTCGCCTTCACCATGACCCACGCGTTGATGTCATGCGACGCATTCATTCGAACCGCTTCCAAACAGTCCTTCAATCTTACGTCGCCGTCCTCTCTGCCAAGACGTTTCATATCGTCATTGTAAATAGTTCCGAGGTCGCCGCATTTCGTATAGCAGTATTCAAACATTGCGCGGTTCAAATGGCGGGTGACCATCGTGTGACGCAGTGAATATGAACGCTGCCACAAATCTGTGGCGATCTCGGCATACTGTTTCTTACTTGGCGTGTAAGTGTAACATCCTTCAGCGAAGTGTTTGCCTGGCGGAATGCTGATTTTGTGAGCAACGAGACGCTGCGCATTGCGTGCCACCTTCGGCACGAAAAACGCAACATGCATAACAAAAATCACCATCGTTGACAGACACTCCATATCAGTGTTTTCACTCCAAGAACTGCAAATTACTACAAGCTTGTGATATGCCTCCCATGAGAGGACAAACTCTTCTGCACTTGCGTACATGCCTTCATCGACTGACAGTGTGTTGTCATCACCATCACCGATGTTGTTGTCCATGTCCGGGTCATCCGGAAATTTGTCTACGTATGGCACTGGTTCGTATCCATGTGTCATAGCCTGCCCAGATGCCTTCTCTTCGGTGCATTCTTCATGCGCTTCTTCTGGGCAATAGAACATCTTCTCGATCTTTTCGGTTCCCACAACGTCACCATACACCCTCAAGAGTTCAGCGCTCCACACAATCAACATCAAAATGCGATTGCCAATGGAAGTGCCGCGTTCACCTGAGAATAATATCGCGTCTTGGGCTTCCAACTGAACAATGATATATTTCAAAAACCATACAAGGAGTTTCTTCTTTGCTGAACAGCATGAAACATAATCATCCTGTAACTCAGCATCGAGTAATCCTTGCAATGTTTGAATCACTGCTCTTAGCACCCTTCGGACGCGCATGCGATCGGCTTCGGTCCACGACGAGTCCATGCCAGTCATGTCAACAGACACAACCTTCCGGTGAAACTTTTTAGCACGGCGTGCAAATGCGGCGAACCGATTACACACCCCGTCTAACGTTTTACCTTTCACGACAAGATGCGGAAGATATTTCTTAAACAACAACTCAACACAGCTGATCAAAGCTGCATCTTTGGCACAAGCGAGCATTCCCATCGAACCGACCAGACGTGGAAGTTTGGTCAATGGCAATGCTAGTTCACATAGCTTGCAGAATCCAGTCAAAGTGTATAGAATAACTGTCCATCCAATTTCTGCGACACGTTGGTACATGACATCTCGCGTGGGCCCCCATTTCTTAGGTAGTGCCCAAGTCAACAGCGAATACATGTGCAACTTCGCTATGGCAGCGACAATGTTGCATATTATTGCAGTTGCTTTGTTAAGTCTCTCCTCCGCCTCAGGTGTTGGCTTATCCAAATAATCACCTGTGACGGTAGACTTCAACTTTCGCAAGTGTCGGGAAACGCCGGCGATCTCATCGTCAGCATTCCCCTCGAAACCCTCTGAAATGTCAAACAGTTCTGGTCCAGTTACAACACCGCTGTAACGCTCTTTCACTTCATCTGCACCTGGTAAAGTTCGGTCCAGTCCTTTCTGCACATCATCGTGCAGCTGAAACCATGACTTCACCGTGACCCGAATGCTATCACGCCACGTGTTGTGTGGCGCGGTGTTATTGCGGGTCTTGAGTAAACGTTTCTTCTCACCGTCAATACCAAGGCTCTCACGTTCAGAGCCTTGAACGGGTTCAGTGTCCGGTTCACTCTCAGTAGTATCCACTACACGCACCCGGTGATCGGCCCAACCGGATGTGATCATTAAGCAGATAGCGATGTACTTTTCGCGGAGCCCGACGGGCATGTTCGGATGCGTACTTTTCACGTAGCTTTCGACTGGTGAAATTACGGGAGTAGCAGCAACCTTATCGGAAATAGTTTCTTGAGTGGCACGTGTCTTCTGGCCACGAGCAATTGAAAACGCTTGGGATTCTATCTTCAACTGGACCTTCCAGACGGTCCTTCGACGCGAAATCCACTCAATACAAACTCCACATAGGCAGAAAAGGCAAACAGATTGCCAAAACACCTTATTTCCGAGTAAGGATACGCCCTCACAGAGCACGCATACAAACCAATCCACAATACGTCCAATAATCGATGGGGGCGTCGCTGGGCATAGCCATCCATGATAAAACTGAGCGCATATGAGGGACTGGGTAGTACTGATCCATAATCCAACGAAAGCTTGGACCCACTCAAAGACGGACACCGTGCCACTGACGAATACAGGGCCTGCGCCTTCAAGGTTAGCGAGTATCGGAATCATAGTCTTCATCAACCCCCACCACATGTAGAAACAAATGGCATAGAAGAAGAAGAGAGAAGCAGTCATCGTGCGAAACACCACGAGCGCCAATTGCCAAAGGACTGGCAACACCGCCAACGCATAATCCCACCAGGTGGTGACCGGGACAAAATTATGCTGGAAGTAAAGGAGCGAGATGATGAATGCAATGATGTATGCCATGATAGGCCGAACCCGATCGTATAGCTTTGCTTTACCGAGCTGCTGAATACGATAGATAGGATCAGGGAAGAACAAGGAAACTTGCTTGTCAGTGAGGATCATTTCCACAGTGGTGATCCCTGACTTAAGCGCCTTCTTTGGCAATTCGTACCCAGTGTGGGCGCACAAAGAAGCAGCTTCATGAACATATCCGTCAAGACCGCGAACGGCTTTCCAAACAGCAAGACAAGTCGCTGGTAGAAAGCGGGGTGCTGCACGACGATGCAGCGTAGGAGTAACAAGGTTTTGCGCTGATCCCGGTACCATAGTCATTGTGAACCTGTGAAGGCTCGATACCGCAGGGGAAAAACGCGAAGTAGGGGTGTCAGATGACACGCAGAGTTTATCGCAAGATGCGAAAATCCGTCCCAAGCTCAAGGCAGATGCTTGAG